TTTTTATGTTCCTCACCGGAGCAGATGCACATCCCTAATACGCAAAATATTAGGAAGAAAATCAATGAACGAAATCGAAACCTTGCGTGCAGAACGCACCGCAAAGCTTGCTGAAGCCCGAGCGATTCACGCCCGAGGCACTACCGAAAAACGAGAGCTCACACCCGAAGAGCAAACCGCTTTCGATAACCTTGTCGCCCAGGTCGATGACCACGAAGTTCGAATCAGCGAAATGGAATCCATGATGGTTCCCGCTGAAGTCGCACCCGAAGAAGCCGCCAGCGCTCGCAGCGAAAAGCTTTCTGCTTTGGAAGCTCAGAGCAAAAAGCCCGCAGTGAGAAGGTCTTCCCCGATCGAAGCTCCTGCGTTTGTGCGAGACTTCAACGATCGTCAAAGCACCGCTGACCGAGCTTTGGCTCTCCGAGGCTGGCTCGGATTTCACAGCGTGAACGGCATCACTAATGAGCATCGTGCAGCAGCTCAGCGCTCAGGGCTCGAACTTGGCAACAACAGATTAAGCTTTAAGCTTAACTCTAAAGCTCCGAGATCAGCTTCCGAAGCTCGCGCTCAGTCCGTTGGCACTACTACCGCAGGTGGTTTTACTGTGCCACAAGGTTTTTTAAATCAGCTCGAAGCTTCCCTGCTGGCCTTCGGCGGGATGCGAGAAGTCGCAACTGTTTTGCGAACTGCTGAAGGAAATGACCTTCCGATTCCTACTGTATCGGATCACAGCAACGTGGGTGCGATCCTTGCGGAAAACACTCAGGTCGCAGAGCAGGACATGACCTTCGGTCAGATCACGCTAAAAGCTTACAAGTATTCATCGAAACTCATTAGGGTTTCTGCTGAACTCTTGCAAGATTCTGCGATCGATCTAGAGTCGTTCATCGGTGGTGCTTTGGGCGAACGCATCGCCCGCATCTTGAACACTCATTTCACCACTGGCGATAATTCTAGCAAGCCCCAAGGGATTTCTGCTTCGGGTGCTGGCATTACTGCTGCATCTGCGACTGCGATCACCTATGGTGAACTTGTTGAATTGCAGCACAGCGTCGATCCTGCGTATCGTGCGAACGCTCGATTCATGATGCACGACAGCACTTTCAAAGCGATCAGGAAACTGCTTGATTCTCAGAATCGTCCGATATTCCAACCGGACATTTCTGCGTCTTCTCCTGGTACTCTGCTCGGTTCGCCAGTCGTGATTAATCAAGATTGCGCAACGATCGCAGCTAGCGCCAAGGCTATCTACTACGGTGATTTTTCCAAGTATATCATCCGAGATGTGCAGGACTTCACACTCTTGCGCCTTGAAGAAAGATACGCTGATTATCACCAAGTAGGCTTCGTGGGCTTCAGTCGTCACGACGGAAGAATCCTCGATGCAGGCACTGATCCGATTAAGCACTTGGTACTAGCAGCAGCCTAATGAAAATTAAATTTCATACTTCTGTGGCGGGCTTGTCGTTCACCTACGATGCAAATCTGGTGTACGACCTCCCGCTCGATGAAGCGGCAAACTGCATCCGACTCGGGTGGGCGAGCGCTGAAGAAGCGCTCGTTCCTCCGGTCTCGGAAACCCGAGAAAACAAATCTGAGAAAGCAACCTCCAAAAAAATAAAAGAGAAACGCTAATGCTCACAGTCGTCACTCCTCCAGCGACGGAACCGATCACCTTGGCAGAAATGAAACTGCATAGTCGCATCGATGGCAACGACGACGACGCTCTGATCAATACGCTGATCACCGCAGCACGTCAGCAGATCGAGCAGATGGCGAGCCACAAAATGGTGACGCAGACCCTTGCGCTTTCGATCGACGATTTCCCTGACAGCGGCATCCTTTATCTCGAAGGCCCAGTTCAGTCAGTGACCTCGATCCAATATTACGACCTAGATGGCGAACTTCAAACGTGGGATGACGAACTTTATCAGGTCGACACGACAGCGAACCCAGGGCGAGTTATGCCTGCATACGATGAATCGTGGCCCGATTACCTCGACGACTATAACTCCATCGTAGTGACTTACGTCGCAGGGTGTGGCAATGCGAACCAAGTTCCAGCGATTTTAAAGCAGGCTTTAAAAATGCTCGTCGCTCACTGGTATAACCAGCGCGAGACGACTTCCGAAGTTCAAAGCTATGAGACGCCTTACGCGGTGGACAACATCGTCAAAATGTTCTCTCGAGGAATCGTGAACTAATGCTCAAAGCTGGCGAACTCACCCAGAGAATAAGTCTACAGCGTGATGACAGCACGACTGTCGACGACTACGGGCAGGTGACTCGGAGTTGGTCGACTTATCACACGACCTGGGCGAGTGTTCGACCTCTTTCAGGAAGAGAGCAAGAGCAGGGAATGGCTCGTCAGGCCTCTATCTCTCACCGAGTTCGCATGAGGTTTAAAGGTGGCGTTCAGCATGGAGACCGCATCTCGATGGGAAATCGCATTCTCGAAATCGTAAGCATTCGAAATATTGATGAGGGCTCATGGGAGCTTGAGATCGATGCTGTCGAAAGGAGTGCTTAATGCCCAGGGCAGAAATTAGAATTGATGCGTCAGCACTCAAAGGACTGCTTACAGTCATGGAACACATTGACAGTAAAGTAAAAAGAGCAGGCCTCAAGAAAGCCCTTAAAGATGCAGGGTCTCTAGTGATTAACGACGCAAAGTCTATCGTAAAGAGAAAGCATTCGATCCTTTACGACTCTCTCGGCTCAAAAGAAAAAGTGGTTCTCAGGAAGGGAAATCAGTTCGCTTTCTCAGTCATCGGTGCGACTAGAAGAGCAGGGCAGAAAATCGGAGGCGTCGAAAAAATTCCTACGAAGTATGCGCATCTGGTGGAGTACGGAACAGCACCACATCCGATCGGAAAGAATGACGTCACCAGCGATGTTTTATTGAAGAGAAAAAACGTCTCTCGAAAAGCACAAGGCTCACTTCATCCCGGTTCGCGTCCTTTTCCATTTCTGCGAAGAGCATGGGAGGGGAATAAAGCTAAGGCCCTCGACGTGATTGCAAAGGTATTAAAAGACACGATCGATGAGGGATCATTATGAGTGCTTCTAAAGCCCTTCGCGCCCGACTGATCGACGACGCTACCATGTTTGGTCTTGTGGGGAATCGCATTTATCCTGGTCGAGCGCCCCAGAAGCCTACGATGCCTTACATCGTTTATCACAGAATCAGCACCGTAAGGTCGGCAACGCTCGACACGGGCAACACAAAAGTTCCTGAAGTGCGAATGCAGGTCGATGTCATAGCAACAACTCAATCGGAAGTCGAAACCATCTTAAACCAGATGAGACTGGTGATGGACAACTTTCGCGGAACCTCTTCCGGGGTGACCGTTCTCGGCGTCAGTGTGGATGATGAGCAGGATCAACCCGAGTTCTATGAAGGCTCGGACACCGTGTTTTATCATTCGAGTTTGGATTTTTCCATCATCTATAGGGAGTCATAATTATGGCCGCAGTAATCACGCAAGGAACAGCGATCACCATCGGAGGCGCAACACTTACGGGCGTCACCGACATCACACCACCCAGCGCCACACGTGGCACTGTCGATGTGACTAATCTTCTTAGTCCAGATAAAACTAAGGAATATGCCGGAGGCCTTATCGATGGTGGCGAAATGTCAGCGACTGCGATCGTCGGCGTCGGCAATGGTGCGCTTAGCACTATCAGCGCTTTTATAGAGGATTACGGCGCGCCGAAAGCCTGCTCGATCACTCTGGCTGACAGCTCCAGCGTAAGCTTCGACGGCATTGTAACAAAGTTCCAGGTCGACGGAATTGCCACCGGAGACAACACAGTCAAAGCGACTGTCGGCGTAAAACCTGTCGGAAAAATTACCTATTCTTTTGATTAAGGAGTTTCACATTTTAGATAAGCAAAAGTTATTAGGCGCAGGAAGTGCCTATAAGCTCGGGGAGATCGAGATCCCCGAGCTCGGCGGCAAAGTCTATCTTCGAGTGATCAGCTCCCGCGAGCGTGATCAGCTTGAAAGTGAAATAAGCTCTGGAGCAAAAGCTGGAAATCTGACGAACATCAGAGCGAAGCTCGTCGTGCGATCAATCGCCGATGAAACCGGAAAGCGTCTTTTCTCCGATGCCGATGTCGACGCAGTAGGAGAGATGCCTGCGCCTCTGGTGGGGACTCTTTTCGACGCCTGCGCTCGCCATAATGGCATGAGCGGTGGAGCAGTCGAAGACGCCAGAAAAAACTAATAGAGCGCCCTGGGCGTCGGTTCTTATTCCGACTCGCAGGGCATCTTAAGAAAACAGTTCGAGAGATTCTCGATGAAGTCGATTCTCAAGAGCTCACCGAGTGGCAGGCCTTTTCGACGATTGAACCGCTCGACGGAGATCGAGGCGACATTCATGCCGCTCAGATCTGCTCGACGACTGCGAACGTCTGGAGAGGATCAGAGACCAAAGCTCTCGAGGTGAAAGACTTCCTCCCGGACTGGTACGGCGAAAATAAAAAAGTCGAAAGCTTTGCTGCGCTAAAAGCCTGGGCGAGCGCGGTGGGAACTAAGAAACAGGAGTGACGACATGGCCAAAACAATCGGATCGCTAAACGTTTCGATGGGTCTGTCGATCACTGATTTCGTCACGAATCTCGACAAAATAAAAGAAGACATGGCAGGGCTCGAGGCGATCACCTCGCAAGCCTCAAAGCACTTCGATGATGACGTCGCTGGAATCATGGGCGACGCGCTTCATAAATTTGCAAAGACATCGAAGCTCGGAGCTGACGACGCTTTAAAATTCGCAGTGAGTTTAAAGAAGCTCGGCCTCGATGCGGACACGATCACCAGCACTCTCGACAAGTTCGGTAAGGGAATCGGGAAGTTCGCAAAAAATGCAGGCGAAGCGTCGAAAGCTTTTGCAGGAATCCTCGGAAAAATCGGCGAGTCAGACAATGTTCTTCTTAAAGACATTCAGGCTCTGGAGTCGATGGGCGTAAAAGCTTTTGACTCTCTCGCAAAAGAACTCTCGAAGGTCGAAGGGAAAGCGATCAGCACTGCGGATGTCATGAAGCGGATCGCATCGGGATCGCTGTCCGGTTCAGATGCGCTTAAGCTCTTGACGCAGGGCGGCCAGGCTCAAGCGGGTGGCGGTGTCGCCGCTAAGGAATCGCAGGCAAAATCAAAGCTAACATCATTTTTAAACTACGTCGAAAATAAAATCAGCAGCGCAGCCTCGAGCATCTTTTCTAAAGTCACTAGTCTCATCATGAACCCGGTGACGCTCATCAGTGGCGCTCTAGCCTCTTATGGTGTGTACAAAATCTACGACCGCGCGGTCGACGCATTCGCAAACACCGAAGAGATCCTCACAAGAATCAAAGGTCTCGCAGGAGATGCGAGCGCAGATCGACTTGGTGGTGTCATGAATGGGATCGCTAATCAAGGACGCATCGCCCAGGAAGTCGTCGGGAAACTGGCGACGGGATTCCTCGGTCTTGGTGTCTCAGGATCAGACGCAGCTCAGATGGTCGAGAGCTTTGGTCGCATTTCGCTCATCGCAGGATCTGGAGCTTCCGACGTATTTGGGAAGCTCGGCGAGGTCGCCGTAAACATGACCCGGACGGGGCAAGCTTCCAAGGATGATTTCGAGGCTCTCGCATCGATGGGGCTCCCAGTTTACGAGGCACTGGCGCAAAGATTGTCGATGGTGCAGGGTAAAGCAATCAGCGCTAATGAAGCGATGAGAATGCTGGCAGAAGGGAGAGTCGGCACAGCGGACGCGCTCAATGCGATCTCAGGGATGAGTAATAATGCGGATGTGATTAAACAGTCGGAAGCGATGGCAGGAACGCTTAAAGGAATTTACGCTCGACTCGCAGGAGAGATCGAAGGTTTCTTCACCGAGTTCGGTGGCGTGATTGTGGAGGCGCTCGACCTCAAAGGGTTCTCGAATGGGGTCATCGGTTTTATTCAAAACATTCGCATGAACTTCGATTCACTTATTCCAGCGATAAAGAATATCGGCATGGTTTTCGCAGTAGTTCGCGACGTTCTATTCCAAGCTTTTGAAGGTCTAGTAAATTTCTTTACGACGATGGGAGGCGCAGACGTAGCGACAGGAAGCATCGACAATATAAGATCAGTCGTTTTAGGTTTCGCTCACGGTGTCATCACTGCAATGCAATCTGTAATGTTTGCAGCAGTCGACATCTTAAACAATATTATCAAAACAGTCGGAGGCCTCGAGAAATTCGGCGCAATCGTAGCTGGTGTTTTTGCAGGAGCAGGAACTGGAGCTCTAGCTGGTGGCTTAAGCACTGGTGTGGGTGCTCTTCCTGGTGCGATCATCGGTGGTGTCACGGGTGGTCTTTATGCTAATAGCAAAGTCTCTGGTGGTGGAGCGCAGATCGATCCCGAGATGATTAAAGATAAAATGCAGGGTGCATTTAAAGCGATTAACGATGCTATAGGAAACACCGGATCTGACGCTGCGGGAAATCTCGTCGGCCAGTTCGTCAAGAAATTTAATGACGCATTTAAAGCCGTCGGAGCTGGCGAGTTTAATACGGCGACGGCACTTTCACAGATTTCAAATTCCATGATTAATATGTTCGATAATCTTGAAATAGGATTAGAGAACGGAACGGTCGGACACTCAGCATTTCTTAAACAGCTCTCCGGAGGAACTGCCAGCGCGATTGCAATGTTCCAGCGACAGATGGCACTCGGAGCGATATCGACAGAGCAGTTCGAGACAGCTATGGAAAAGCTAAGAACCGGAGCTTTTGAGGCTCTCGATTCACAGCTCAGCGCTGGCACGATCACGAACGAAGAATACGGGAACACGATTGCAGCGATTCAGACTCAGTTCGATGCGCTAAACCCTCCCGACCTCGCAGGCCTTAATGCTTTTATGGGTGGCGATAATATGCCCTCATGGATTCGCGAGCTTTCCAATATCGAAAGCCCGCTCGAAACCTATCGCAGAAAAATGGAAGAGCTGAAAATGACCCTTGCGGATCGCCCCGACCTTTTCGCAGCGGGTGCGGCGCAGCTCACTGCGGAGCTCGAGCGCAGCGTCGGAGCGATGGAAGAACTGAAGAACCCCGGAGCACTGATGCAAGGATCGGCAGCGGCATTCTCGCAATTGTTAAAGATTCAGAACGCTGGGAAGGGCGAAACCGCAGCAGAAAAACTTTTGAGGTTACAGCAGCAGGCTTTCGCTCAGCAGCAGGCGCAGACTGCTTTACAGCAGCAGATCGCAGCGGCGACTATGAACCAGGCGAATATGATTGTCGCTAACATAAACTAAGGAGCGCCCATGGCAGTCCTCAACACTTATGAAACTTTTGAAGGCCGCACCGGATCTGATGACTCGAAGCGCCAGGTCTCGCTGGTGCGCAGTTTCATCGTGCAGACAGACGACGTGACCGACGATGTTCCTGATCTTTTCGGTTTCAATCTTCCTGCATTGTTCTCGCAGCATCCGAAGTACGAGCGAGCTTTTTGCATCGGGCGCACAGCTTCCCAGATGGACGACCCGCACTTCTGGAAAATCACTTGCAGCTACAACTCTAATATCGACACCGTCGCACCGAGTTCGACTCCGAGCGCATCGCAGCCTCCTGAAGTGGCGAATCAGAATAAGGGAGCATCACCGGAAGAAAAGGCGAGCGAAGAGAATATAAATCCGCTCACTCGGCCGACAGACGTCGACTTCAGCACGAGCGATAAAGAATATGTTCTAGACACCGATTACAGCACGCCAACAAAACCGATGGTGAATGGAAACAACGAACGATTCGACCCTCCGGTGATGACTCATCGACCGCTCCTGTGTATGAAACTGGAATTTAATAGCGCCACTTTCATCGCACTAGACTGGATGGATCGAGTCAAGTGCGTTAACACAAATTCATTCTCTGGGTTTCCTCCACGCTCAATGCTACTGGACAAAGTCACGGCAAAACGAGTTTATGAGAACGGGTACAAATACTGGCGCATTACTCTTGAATATCTGCTCGATAAAGATAACTGGGATGCGGTCGTGCTTAATCATTCTTATCGAGAGTGGAACGGAACGGAACTAGTTACAGCAAGAGACATCGCAGGCAACGTGCTCCCGAATGGAGTTATCATTCAGGGCGACACGGGCATTCCTCTTGATCCTGACGTCAAGCCAGACGAAGAGAATGGCGGCTTTTTACGTTTTAGAATTTACGATGATATCCCTTACACTTACTTAACACCGATCTATAGAAAGATTCTCTAATGAGCGCCTATGGATTTTCAGAAGATAGCGCAAAGCGAATCGCTCGCGTCGTGAAAGCGGTCGAGGGCGACACGACCACGCCTACACGAATCGGGCCGATGCTTGGAGGAGCGACGATGTCGGTCGTGAAGGTGACTGCGGTCGCCTCGCCTTTATCGCTGGGGATACGACTTGACTATCACGCAGCGGATGGCGTGCTTGTGGTGCAAAATGAGGTGAAGGTTAAAGAGGTAAATGGTCAAGCTCTGAAAGTAAATAATTATTACGTTGGGTTTTTTAGTGGGTACACCTTAGAAGGTGATCCAGTTTTTCTCGTGAGCGTTTCGAGTTCATCTCCGTCATCATCAGGAGACGGAGGCAGCGGTGGAGGCGGAGGCAGCGGTGGAGGCGGAGGCAGCGGAGAGTGCTTCGACGTTATTCAGAGCATCGATTGTACTGATGGCGAACTAAGTGTCACCTATGCGACCATATGCCCTGACTCGGGCACAGCAGTCATCGTGGGGCAGCAGACGGGCAACTACGCAATCACCACCCGTTACTCCATCACCGGGGGTGCATCACTCGCAGCGGGCGTGACTTTGAATCTCGTCGGCGATGTGGCAAGCCCAGGCAATAATATGTTTTACGGAACTAATTCCAGTGGCACCCGTGGATGGTATCCGTTCTCAGATATCTGCACCGTATGCGGGAGCACCCCGACCCCTACCCCAACGCCAACCCCAACGCCAACCCCGACGCCTACACCCACGCCTACACCCACGCCAACTCCGACGCCTACACCTACACCAACGCCTACAGTTTCAGCATCGATCTATGCGCAAGACTCGGGATGGACTACTGCCACTAACTCAGGGGCAGGAACCGAGGCTAGCCCAAAAGTAATTTCAAGTAATAATAATTCGTTGCAGTCTGGCACGTCTGCAATGACATGGTTTTTCACTCCGTCGGCGGCAGGAACTTTTCATTACTCTTTTAACTGGGCGAATCATGACTACGGGTCAGGTTTTAATGGTAATGATATTAGCCCTTGGGGCGAAGGTACGACGGCGACCATATCCGGCACCGTGGCAGTGACCAGCGGCCAAGTAGTAGACCTTA